AACTATTTCAGTCTTGCCATATCCTGCATAAACAGGGTAGGTATTTTATCGTCCACTTCAAAGAACTATTTGCTTTGGATGGTAAAGAATCGAACATAACATCTAATGATGTAGAACGCAGAAACACTGTTGCTGGTCTACTACAAGATTGGGGTTTGCTTACGATCGTAGATAATACGAAAGCAGAACCAAAAGTCTCTTTGTCACAAATTAAAGTTGTGGCATTTAAAGAGAAAAATGAGTGGGACTTAGTTCCTAAGTATAATATTGGTAAGAAAATTACCGCTAAATAATCGGAGTGAATGATGAATATCAAACTTGAATTGACTGTTGACGAATGTAATATGATTCTTCGTGTATTGGGTAAACATCCATTTGAAGAAGTTGTAGCTGTTATTAACAGAATTAAAGAGCAGGGCGAACCACAAGTTGCTGCTGCTGAAAAAGCCACTGCTGAAGCTGCACCTGCAGAGTTACCAGACGCTTAAAGAATTCACCTTAGGACCACTAAGTTACGAATCGTTTTAAAGCAGACATGACGCACGATGTCGCTGGAGTTGTAACCAGCACCTGATATGCCTTCGGGGTATCAATTTTTAATTTAACTCGCTTAATAGGAGAACTACTATGGGAAATCATTTTCCAAACATTGCATTATTTGGTCCAGGATTTAAGGACTTCGACAAATTCTTTGTCGGCTTTGACGAATCAGCAAAACAATTACAATCGTTACATGCTGATCTAACTAAAAACATCCCCAATTATCCACCATACAACATTCGTAAGAATGATGAGAACTCATACACAATTGAAATCGCAGTTGCTGGCTTCGGACAGAACGAGATCGATATTGAAATTGATGGTGGTAAGTTAATTGTTAAGGGTAATGTTGACGCAAGTCTTGATGCTTTAGAAGACAACTTCTTGTTCAAGGGTATTGCTACTCGTGCATTTACTCGTGCCTTTGCTATCGATGATCACATCGAAGTTAAGAACGCAGAACTATTCAATGGTATGCTTAAGATCGCTTTGGAGCGTTTAGTTCCAGAAGAATCTAAGCCAAAGAAAGTTCCAGTAAATGTCAAAGGTAAGAAGACACTTTTACAGGAGAATGAATATGACAAAGCTGCTGAACAACTTTAAAAATATCATCCTTGGTATTAGTGAAGGTATCCAAGCATTCAGAACTTACAAAGCAGGTAAGGTAAAGTAATCATACAAGCAGGGAGAGTTTCGACTCTCCCTAAATACTTGTATGAACAAAAAGGCAAGTGTATTTCCAAACATGGTAACATATGTACCTATCCGAAGAAAGGATTGGGTGCTAAAGATTTCCATATGGAAAAACAATTCTATAGTAGTTGTTGGTTATCACTTGTATACTTTTGCAACTATTGTTAGGCAGTTTAATGATGCAGATTTAGCAGCATCTTTTTTAGATTTTTTAATTGAACAGGAAGAATTATGAGTGATGTGATGGTATACAAGTTGATCAATGGTGAAGAGCTAATTGCTCAGGCATTTATTATGAAAGCAGATATAATTGAACTGAAAAATCCAGCACAGATTATATTGCAAAGAACAGAAACTGGTATGGGTGTTGCATTGGCACCATACATGGCATACTCTTCTGGCAATATTAACCTATATAAAAATGCAATTGCAGCTGAATGTACTCCAGACCAAAATATGGTCAATGAATACAATAGAATCTTTGGCTCAGGAATTCAGGTAGCTCCAGCCTCAATACTTGCAACATTATAATTAGTTGTCTTTTATTCGTGCCTCAGGTATAATAATATCTGAGGCACATTCAATTGGAGTTTTGTTATGTATATGTTCGATATTGAGACGCTGGATACCGAGTCTTCAGCAGTAGTACTTTCTGCTTCCATCATTCACTTTGATCTTGGAAGCACCTTCAGTTATGAAGAACTTCTTTCGAATGCAATGTTCGTAAAGTTTAATGTTAAAGAACAGATCAAAGACTATAAACGAACAATGAATAAACGAACTGTTGAATGGTGGAACCAGCAACATGAGTATGTTCGTAAATTAAGTTTAGTTCCATCCTCTGATGACTTATCAGCTATCGATGGCATCAATGCCATCAAAAACTACATGGCACAATTCCCAGAACCAGAACAAACTATTTGGGCTAGAGGATCTTTGGATCAGATGGTTATCGATAGTCTTTGTTATTCTTGCGAACAAGAACCAATTGCTTCATATGCAGTTTGGCGAGATGTCAGAACTGCGGTAGACTTACTAGCAGATACAGCAAAGAATGGATATTGCGAAGTCAATCATCCAACATTTCAACGACACAATGTTATCAAGCACCACCCAACTCACGACTGTGCGTTGGACATTATGATGTTAGTATATGGGAAATAAATGGAATTTTATACAAGTGTAGTTCAATATGGTAGTAAGATGCTTGTGCGTGGTATTGACGCACGAGGTTTTCCATTCAAACGCAGAGAAGAATTTAAACCCACAATTTTTGTTCCAGCGAAAACACAAACACAATTTAAAACGCTAGAAGGTAAGTATGTTGCTCCGCTAGAATGTGGAACAATCAGAGACACTAAAGAGTATATTGAATCATATAAAGATGTTCAAGGTTTTGAGATCTACGGTAACACGAATTGGATTGCTCAATATATTAGCGACAACTATCAAAATGAAATCATTCACGACAGTGACAAGATCAAACTCTTTACGATAGACATTGAAACTAAAACTGAGTTAGGTTTCCCTGACATTGCTACTGCCAATGAAGAGATTATTCTAATCTCCATTCAAGATAATAAAACAAAACAGATTACTACATTTGGTAGTAAACCATATGTACATTCTCGTGATGATGTAACCTACAAGTATTTTGACACTGAATCTCGAATGCTAAAAGAGTTTATCATTTGGTGGCAGGACAACTGCCCAGATGTTGTTACTGGTTGGAACATTAACTTCTTTGACATTCCATATTTGATTCGTAGGATTATTAATGTTCATGGTGAAGAACTCGCTAAGAAAATCTCTCCGTGGGGGTTGATCAATGAACGAAAGATTACAATAAAAGGTACTGAAGAAATTACATACGACATTCAAGGTGTTGCTATGTTAGACTACCTTGACCTATATAAAAAGTATACCTATCAGGCTCAGGAATCATATCGTCTTGATCACATTGCTTTCGTAGAGTTGGGTGAACGAAAGAGAGAGAATCCTGGAAACTCTTTCAAAGAATTCTATACAGACTACTGGCAAGAATTCGTTGACTATAACATTCAAGATGTGGTGATTGTTGACAAACTAGAAGACAAGATGAAACTGATTGAACTTCAGTTGACTATGGCTTACAATGCCAAGATCAACTATGAAGATGTATTCAGTCAGGTTCGTATGTGGGATGCTATCATATACAATCACCTGCGTAATAAAGGTATTGTCATTCCTCAGAATCTAAGCAGTCGTAAAGATGCTCAGTTCGAAGGTGCTTATGTTAAAGATCCTCTTGTTGGGTTGCATAAGTGGGTTGCTTCTTTTGACTTGAACTCACTGTACCCTCACTTGATCATGCAGTATAATATCTCACCAGAGACTTTGCTTGATGGTCGTGAAACTGTCAATGTTGATTACCTGTTAGAACAGAAGTTTGATACAACAGGATTGAAACGCAGAGATGTTGCCATGACTGCCAATGGTGTTTGTTATACAAAAGAGAAGCAAGGGTTCATGCCTGAGTTGATGGAAAAGATGTATAATGACCGAAGCAAATTCAAGAAGAAAATGCTAAAGGTTCAACAAGAGTACGAACACGATAAGAAGAACAATAATCTTCGCAAGGAAATTAGCCGACTGAATAATCTACAGATGGCTATGAAGATTGCTTTGAACTCTGCTTATGGTGCGATGGGTAATCAATACTTCCGTTACTTTGACTTGCGTATGGCTGAAGGTATTACTACCTCTGGTCAGTTGTCAATCCGTTGGATGGCAAACAAGTTGAATGCATTCATGAACAAGACTCTGAAGACGGATGGTAAAGACTATGTCATTGCTATTGATACAGATTCAATCTATCTTACACTTGAAGACTTAGTTGAAAAGACTTGTGTTGGTAAGAACGATGATCAAAAGATTAAGTACATGGATAAGATCTGCGAAGATGTTTTCCAACCATTCATTGATACTGGATATCAAGAGTTGGCTACATACATGAATGCGTATGCGCAGAAGATGCAGATGAAGCGAGAAGTCTTGGCTGACAAAGCAATCTGGACTGCCAAGAAGCGATACATTATGAATGTTCATAATTCAGAAGGAGTGCAGTATGCGGAACCTAAGATCAAAGTTATGGGTTTGGAGATGGTCAAGTCGTCTACACCTCAAGTTATTCGTAATAAACTTAAAGATTCGATCAAGGTCATTCTTGAAGGCGATCAGTCGAAGTTGCACGACTACATACATTCGTTTAGAGATGATTTTAACAAACTACCAGTTGAAGAGATTGCGTTCCCGAGATCTGTAAATGGAATGAAAGAATACATGGCTTCATCTACAATCTATCGTAAGTCTACACCGATCCATGTTCGTGGTGCTTTGTTATTGAATCACCATTTGAAAGAGTTGAAACTAGATAAAAAGTATCAACCAATTCGAGATGGTGACAAGATTAAATTTGTATACTTGAAGACACCAAACACTATTCAAGAAGATATTATTTCCTTTGGTCAAGAACTACCAAAAGAATTAAACCTACATAAGTATATAAACTATGAGAAACAGTTTGAGAAGGTATTTTTAGATCCTCTGCAAATTGTTATTCAACCACTAGGATGGACTGTTGAAGAACAATCTAGCCTTGACCAATTTTTCTAAGGATTACTATGAATACCGTAAATGAAGCACCAGACATTTTAAGATGGGATTTGAATCCATCCAGAGAAACAACTCCTGCTTACATTATTCCAAATGCATTTTCTATGGCTGAAATAAACTATCTACATAAGTTGATTAATGTAGAAGATGTTGAAGATGGTCACGCACGAGGGGATCCTACCAGAAGAAACAATGTTGGTATTGTTTGGTTAAAAAATGAATTAAAATTTCATTGGGCATATGAGAAATGTGCTGGCTTAGTCAAGAAAGCAAACCATGAGAACTTTAATAAAAGATTAAGTTTTATGGAAACATTACAGTATACTATTTACAATGATGTTAGTGAATCTTACTATGGTCAGCATTTTGATCAATCAGTTCACACCAACAGAGATACTAAAAGAGTTTTATCGTTTAGTGTTCAACTTAGTTCACCAGAAGTCTATGAAGGTGGTGAACTAGAAATTTATACTGCTACTGATTTTTCTGCCACCAAAAATATTGGTGACATGATTATTTTTGAATCTACACTACTTCACGAAGTTAAACAAGTAACAGCTGGAACAAGAGTTTCATTAGTTGGGTGGGTACATGGACCAAACATTTAAAAATATTCGAGTTATTAAAACTGGAATAAATGTTAGTAGGATTCTAAAACAGTTGGAAGAACACCCAGAAGATTGGGGTGTTCAGAAAACAGTTGATGGTGCTCAGTCAATGCTTGATAGAGGGTTTCCTCAAGTTGAAGCAGGAGTATTACAACTTGTTATGGGTGGTGTTGAGAATGAAGAACAGTATGTTGGTGATACAGAGATTTGTATTCCAACTCCTGCTTGTAAAAACCATACACAAATATTAGCATTCCTGACGAGACACTTTGGAAGATTTAGTCGTTGTGGGTTTTTATCGCTACCAGTTGGTGGTAAAGTTGGTAAACATATAGACATGGGTAGCTACTACCAAACTCGTGATCGATATCATCTTTCGATTCAAGGAAGATACAAATATATGGTAGGTGATGAAGAAGTTATTGTTGAACCTGGAACTCTACTCTGGTTTAATAATAAGTTAGAACACGGAGCAGAAAATATTGGTGATGGCATTCGCATTACTTTTGTATTTGATCTACCGCATTCTAAACAAAACCCTTAGGAGAATATAATGCATGATGACGCTAAATTGATAGAGATTTCTTTTGAAGTCGATAAAATTTTAGGTGAAATGATACATAAGTATGAGATGTCACCATTGTCTATTTCAGCAGTAGTCTTAGCAAGACTTGTAAGATTTAATATCGAAATGCAAGATAATGATGACTTCAGAAAATTAATGCAAAGCGCAATTGAGCAGACTGTAAAACCCTCAGTTGTTTTGCAATAAAATATACGGTATACTAATACAATACATACGGAGAAATATATGGGCATTTTAGATAAAATTAAAAAGAACAGTACGATCAAAGACTCTGCTATTCTATCTGAATCAAAATTCTTTACGAAGAAAGATATGATTCCAACTACCATCCCTGCCATCAATGTGGCATTATCTGGTCGTCTTGATGGTGGTTTAACTCCAGGACTTACAATGTGGGCTGGTCCAAGTAAACACTTTAAAACAGCATTCAGTTTGATTATGGCTAAGTCATACTTGGACAAATACGAAGATGCTGCTTTGTTATTTTATGATTCTGAGTTTGGTACTCCTCAGTCTTACTTTGATTCTTTTGGAATTGATACTAAGCGAGTAGTTCATACTCCAATTACCGATGTTGAGCAGTTGAAGTTTGATATTATGCAACAAATGAATGGTGTTGAACGAGGTGATCGTCTTATCATTGTCATTGACTCAATTGGTAATCTGGCTTCTAAGAAAGAAGTTGAAGATGCCATGGAAGGTAAGTCTGTTGCTGACATGAGTCGTGCTAAACAAATGAAGAGTTTGTTCCGTATGGTTACACCTCACTTGTCTTTGAAAGATATTCCTCTTGTAGTTGTTAATCATACATACAAAGAGATTGGTCTTTATCCTAAAGATATCGTTGGTGGTGGTACTGGTTCTTACTACTCAGCTGATAATATTTTCATTCTTGGTCGTCAGC